AAACGTATGCCTTCTCGTGCCCACTGTCGCCGCGACCGACAACTGTTGCCTGATTCATGTCAGTCTCCTTATGCCTGCGTCGCCGAGATGCCCTCATGGACACCCAGCTTGCCGGGGTTACGCGCAATCAGGGCACCGCGCCAGATCAACCGGCGGGCGAACCCGTCCTGCGACTCCAAGGGCATTGCGGCAGACGTTTTGAAGTTCGCCGACTTGATGTAGATGAACCGGATGCAATCCGAGTTGAGCAAGAACGCCTGCTCGCCCGAACCCGCGTCCGCCGGGCAGTCCTGATCTTCGATGATCGAGGCGTTACGGAACGCCAAGGTGTCGAAGCCGGAATCCGCCTTGTTCGTGTTCACGTACCGCTGGCCCTTGTGATCGACCACTTCGGAGAAGTACCGGCGGTAATTCTCCGTGCAGATGATCAGGTTGGGGTAGCGGTTCGCGCCAATCTGGTTCTGTCGTCCGCAATTGGTGTAGCACTGTTCAAGCCCGTTGCGGATATTGCTGATTTGGTCGGAATAGTCGAACGCCACGGCATTGGTATCGACGCGCTGATTGCGCCAAAACTCGTTGCCCGCGGTCGCCCGGTTGATGTTGAACAGCGTTCCGGTCGTCGGCGTCGCGCTGCAAATGGCACCGAGGCCAACGATGGCCTTGGAACCGTTGCGCGTGCCGTCCAGATAGATGTCCGTGCTCAGTGCCCCGCGCAGACTCGCCAGAGCAGCTTCTTCCTTCTGCTCCATCAAGTCGAAAATGCGCTCGCCGTTGTTCAGATCCATCTCCGTGCCGTTGATCGCGATGGACTTGTAGTACGACTTGTAGCTCGCAATCGCCACGTCCACGTCGTCGCTCGCCACGTTCGGGACAACATCCCAACCGTCAAACGTAGCTTCGTCCGTGTTTAGCTGATTGAATACGCTCCACTCGTACTGCGTGCCCCCACCCACCCCGACATAGCCCCCGTTCTTGCGGAGCCAGTCGAGCAACGTCAACTGACGCGAGATTACGTCAAGGTACCCGCTCTCGCGCTTTTGGAGCATGGACGCTAAAGCGGCATTGTTTAATGACGCCATTGCGTTACTCTCCCTCTACTGGCGCTCCCGAATCACGGTTGAAACCGTTGCGGATGGCGTTGATCATGCCACCCTTGCCGAGCACGTCGAGGCCCGTTTCCCTCATGGAAACCAAGCGCCCATCCTTAGTGACCGGACTGCGGTTCGTCTGTGGCCGGGAGGCCACGATGTCATTCATTCCTTCGAGTTGAGCGCCGTACTCCGCAGCGGCTTCCTTGAAAGCCTCGTCGCGGACTCGTTTGCGCTCAACTTCCAGCGCCGTCGCTGGATTGACGGCGAACAATGCGTGTTCGAGATCGACGTTGTTGCGGACTGCGTATTCCAGAATGCTTCGCTGCGAATCATCGTCAAGCGCATCGCCCCACTTCCTCTTGAAGTCGGGGATCTGCCGCGTGTAACGCTCTTGAACCAACTGCCCTTCGGCGCGGTCAAGACGTTCCTGCAACGCTTTGACGGTTTGCGACATCTGGTTTACTTGCGGATCGGGTTCGCGGTTGCCCGTGCGCTTTCCGATTGACCGTACCAGCGCGCGCAAGGGTGCGGCACTTGGGTCGCTCAACAGCGGCTTCACTTCCGGGTCAAGCCAGTCGTACTCGTCCGTTTCCGCGTTCGTCTCTCTCGTTCCAGCCGCACTTGGCTGCTGCTGCATCGTGGCTTGAAGCATCGCAAGCTGTTGGGTTTGACGATCAAGTTCGCGTCTTTGAACGTCAAGTGCCGACATCTGCTTCTGGTACTTTTTAACCATCTTGTCGTAGTGGGGCCTGAGAGCCGGATGGTCGATGTCCGCTTCAAGCGGAATTTCGGCGTCCAGTTCAGCTTGCGCACGTTCGTTTCTGACGGTCTGTTCCAGTCTGTCGCCTATTGCCATGATGTTTCTCTCCTGCGCCTACTGGCCGTCTTGCTTCTGCGGATTGTTGGCGCAATCTATGTTTGCCGGTGCGTCAAGGTTCGGCGACCATCGCCGGTTCGTGACGCTCCGATCTCACAACGTCTGTTGAAATTGCTCCGCTTCGTGCCGCTCGCGGTTCTCGCGTTCCTTGCGAAACTCCACGCCTTCGTACTTCACTTCGTTCGCCGCAAACTCGTAGCTGCTCTTGATGGAGGGCAACTGCGCCAACGCTTCTTTGCGGCGGCGCTCGCGACGCGCCCTACTGCCCTCGACGCTGTTGATCTTCTTCCAGTCCTCGGAGGTCAGTTCGGCAACCTCAAACCGCTTCTCGATGTCCCTTGCTTCGGCGGTGTTTCGGACTACTTTGGCCTTGCCGTCGCCAACGTGCGTCACAAACGGGTCGATGACGACCGCGTGCGGCGTGCGGATCATGTACGTGCGCGTGGCCGGTGCGCGGCACACTTCGCACGCAAGCGTTTCCGGGCGCGGATCGTTCATGTGCTGGATGATCCGCGTGATGTGGCCTTTCGGACACTCATAGGGATACGTGGGCATTAGCAGCGTTTACCGCCTTTGTTTTTCTTCGTGGATTTCTTCTTCATGGCAATACCTCCTTTCAGTTAAAGCTCTCCGAGTACGCGCGCCCATTCTGGAAAGCGTCCGTCGCTTGCGGCATCCGGCCTTGATCGTTGACGACGCCCAGCGCGGGCGGCGGCGGGCCACCGAGCATGTTCTGGCTCGGCCCGACTCCGGGCTGTCCTTGTCCCATCATCGGCTGAGGCTGGGCCATCGGTTGACCAACGGGCACCACAATGCGCGACGGGTTCTTCACCACGTCCGAATCGCGCAGAATGACCTTGTAGAGTTCGCCCAAATCGATCTGCTGTCCTTGCTGCATGAGCACTTGGTTTAGCTGCACGGACTCGCGCAAGAGTTCGATGCTCTGGCGGAACCGCGCCTGCCTGTCCACGCGCTCGGTCGAACCCGGCTCGATGTCCACGTCGTACTCGCCGCGCAAAATCTGCGGCGTGATCGGCATGTTCCATGTGGAACCTTCCGGCCCGACAACCGGCACCACCTCGTCGCCACTCCAAAACTGGCGCATGAGATTGACTGTCTTGCGCGCGGCTTCGCGCAAAAAGTTGTCCACGCAAAAGCGCATGTCGCCCTTGCGTAGCGAAGTCTGCGACTGGATGATGGAGGCTTCCGTGGCCGTCTGCACGCCCTTGCCGGAGCCAAGATCGTTCTCAGAAATGCCGGACACCTGACGCAAAAGCTGCATGAACATATCGGTGACTTGCCATGTGTCGGCGCTGATGTCGGGCGTCGGGAAGTGGCTGATGACCTGATCGAGACTCATTCCAGACTGCATCGAACGGACAGAGATGTACTCGCCGTCCTCGGCCTCGCACAGTTCCTTCATCTTGTCGGGGTCGATGTACTGCTCGTTGTAGATGCCGCGCGACCGGCTGGTGTACCGCTGGTAATGGTCGGAGGCGTTCGTGAGCGCCTTGTTGACAGTGAGCACTTCGTTCGTGAACGTGTCCATGTACGGGATCGCCCAAAACGAATCGTCGCGCGGGAAGAATTGCAGCACGGTGTACGGGCCTTCGCGGCCTTGGTAGTCGTAGTCGCGCATCACGAGCGGCAAGGTGATGTCCGGGGAGATCACGATGATTTGCTGAGAAGAACGGTCGTACATCTCGTAGAGCACGCACAGACCCGAATCGCGCGCATCGCCCGGAAGATTGGCTGGCGAGCGGAAGTTTTCGGGAATGAACCCGCCCGCGTAGCTTGGCGACATTCCGGTTGGGCCTGCTTCTTCAAGTTGCTTGCGCGCGGCCTTGTCGTAGCGCGTGTCGCGGATCACGTCCACCCATCGGCGCGTGAACCGATGCGCGCACCAAGCCGCTTCTTCGTAAGTAATCGCGTCGGAGTCGATGAGGAAGTCCCACGGCGCAATGGCTTTGACGTTCGCGTGGCCGTAGGCAATCGACGTGTTGTGCTCGGTCATCGGGCCGAGCGGGAGCAGCAAGTCCTCATAGGCGGACGGCTTCTTGTCGTTGAACACGCCCGCGCTCTTGCGGCGCTGCTTCTGGTCGGCCCACGCAGCATCGTTGCCGTACTGCGCGTTCCAGCCGTGCTTTAGGATTCCAGTTCCATAAATGAGCGCATAGTCTACCGCGCGGCGTTCTTGGGGTTCGGCCCCGATGATCCGGCGTTCCAGCATGTAGAGCGCCTGCGCGATCTGCGCGTCCTTGATGCCTTGGATGGTGCGCCCGGTGAAGTTGAACGAGGGGTCTTGGTAGTAGAGATTTGCCGCCATCTGGCGGACGCACACGAAACTGAGCATGGACGCCACGCGATCCTTGCGCAGCGAGGGTTCGTCAAAGTAGTTGCCTTGGTAGTACTGTTGGAGGACTTCCCACCGTTCCTGAATGTCCTGTCTGGAACGGTACGCGCGCTCGATACGGCCATGCCACCGCTCGACAAAATCTTCCTTGTCGGCCTGCGTTTGGGGTACGTTCATCGAGGCGCACACCACCCTTTGTGCTAATGCGCGAGATTCTGCACACTATGTGGTGTTCTGTCAAGTATTGGTCAGAATGACCAAAATTTAGCAGAGGCGGACGCCGGACTCGTCGCCGTGGTCGTATACGCTTCCCGATGGCGTAATCAACGATTCTTTGGGTTTTCGGTATCGCTCCGAAAGCACGCCGAGATTGAACCAGAAATGCACGTCGTCGGGCGCATGGAAAGAACTTGTGGAGTAGTGTTCAAGGAATAATCCCGGCAATACGTAGTTATTTCGGCCCTGTTGCGCCTCAAACATGCAGAGTTCGGACGCCCATAGGTGATACGTGCAAAGACCGTTTTCGTCCAGCCGCCATTGGCGATCCCCGCGCAGAATCACGCAAACCTCGTCCAGCGCATCCACGGCCTGCGGGTATGCCAGCGGGATACCGGCTTCGTAGTTCCTGTCCCATAGGTGGCCGACGTTGAATCGTTTGGTATCTAACAATCCGCAGCCCATTACGCCGCATACGCCGTAATTCGCGTCAATCTCGGAAAGCTGCGCGAGTCCCGATTCTAGGCGGTCGAACCATCCGGCGGGCAGGCGCACGTCGGGATGCAGGATGACCCATGCGTCGGGTTTGTCCTCGCCAAGAAGAATGGGATTGACGAGTCGAGGTGTTGAACATGGGCGCTTGCCGCGCACTTCGCGCCGGACGATTCTGTCCGGTATGCCAATCTGCGAATCGATTTGCTCATCATCCGTGCAAACGATGATAACGGCGATCTTCATCTGAATAAACTCACGATAAGCAGAACGATAAGCAGAAACAGAAGACTAAGGAATTTCAAATCTCCAACCATTATCTTATGTCGCTGTTCTTTAATGCGCTTATCCAATTCGCGATCAAGATCGCATAGTGGAGTTATTTTTGGCTTCATGCGGGCGTCGCCACGGCGATCACTTGGTACGTCATAAGCTGATCGTACAAGTCGCGTTTGCACGCCATCTGCACATTGTCGAAGCGGAACCAGTGTTCTTCGTCGCCCCACGCCTCATTCCACGGCGGCGTGTCAGGTAGCTGCTTGGAATAGCACCCAATCACGCGGAACCCGGCTTCGTTCAGCGTCTTGCCGATCTGTTCGCGCGTGTAGAAGCGCAGATGCGTCTTGTCGAAGTGGCCCGTCTCGTCGCGCGGGAACCGCTGATTGGCGATTTCGAGCACGGAGCCGATCCATCCGGCGTTCGGCACGGAGACGATGACTTTGCCGCGAGGCGCGAGCCAGCGATGCGCGGCTTTGAGTGCGGGAAACGGATCGGCCAAGTGTTCGATCACGTCGCCAAACAGAATGTAGTCAGGTCGCACGGAACCGCACATGAGTTCCGGTAACGGCTTTTCCAAATCCATCTTCCAGAATGTCGCGTCCTTGCACATACGGCGATTATCGTCAATATCGAGGCCGTACACCGTATGCCCGCGGTTGCGCAATTCTTCCATCGTGTAGCCCGCCCAACACCCGCAGTCGAGCACGCACTGGTGCGGCTCCGTGATGAGGTCGATCATGTCCGTGCGCGCATCGAACACCCACCCTTTCGCGCCGTCCTCGCCGTACTTCTCGATGACGGCTTGGATGCCGGGGCGGCAGAACGAGCAGAAGCGTCCGAGCGTGCCCACTTGCTCGAAGTCGGACTCGTCGCGCTCCTTATGGCAGCGTTCACAGAGAATCATCGGCGGAAGTTAATCACTTTTAGTAACAAGCCCAACGATCCAGAAATAGCGCCCCACCACGCAGCCGCAATAGTCGCATACTCCATCATTTCACGATCACCTTTCCGCTGAGCGGTCGCTTTCTCATCATCTGGTGCTGCCCGATGCGCACGTGCCCACCGCGCTCCATGTCCTTGAATAGATCGTTGAACGTCATGCCTTCACGCTTCGGCTTCGGCTCTTGCGCGGGCGCGTCGTCGAGGAATTCCCGTTCGCGTCCGGGGAGCGCAATTTTCGCGAGGTTGGCAAGCGCGTCGATGCAGTCTTTTTGCTTGGACTTCGGGAACCAATCGAATTCGTGGAGAAGTTGATTGCGATTGTTGCAACTAGCAAGGACTTTGATTTTTTCGCGACTGACAAACGGTACCAGTCTGCGAATGTGATCGTTTTTATCTTCGTTGTTCTCAATCGTGGTGACAAACTGGAATGGAACAGCCACCCCCAGTTCTTTAGAACGCTCTCTACAGTATTGTTCAAGTTGGAGTTCGTAGGCAGAGCGACCCATTCCGACGATTTTAGGTCGGAACTGCTCTGGCATTTTTTGCCAGCGGAACATTTCTTCGCAGACTTGGTCATTGGTGAAGTCCCCCCAAAATAGGTCAACGACGTAGCACACCATTCGCGGCCCTATGGCCACGGTCACGAGCGCGGTCTTGGACTGCGTGTGCCGCTCGCTCGCGTGGTCGCAGAACTGGTACCAGTCGTAGCGGCGGTTCCTGTCCAGCGGCGGAAGCTGCTCAACGATTTCCAGCTTATCGGTGTCGAACGGCTGCGTGGCGGGATCGCGCGGCACGAGCATGTACTGGTTGGCGTAGATGAGCGCGCCCTGCAATAGCTTGATCTGCGGAATGGACTTGCGGTGCTTGGACTCCACGCCGTCGGGGCTGCGGTAGTCGCCGCGCGGATCCAGCGTGTAGCGCGTCGGGTAGATGAGGTATTTGAAGTCGTCCTCGCGCTTCCATTTGTGGCGTCCAGCGATAATCTCGTCAACGATTGACGGATCGCTGGTCGCGGGTATTTCCTTGTGGTCGTAGAGGCGTTCAATCGCGGGCGTGTCAAGGATGCGCCCGTACTCGTCCTCGAAGTGGTAGCGCGTGCCGAGCATGAATTCACGAGCGCCGGGATCGAGCAGCGATTCGCCCATACGGTGAAAGTCCTCGGTCGCTTTCAACTGCACTTCGGAGGCCACGTTCTTGTCCGTCACGATGTCGTCGGGGATAAACAGGCTGTAGTGCTGTCCGGCAGCGGCCTTGCGCGGCGTAGTGCCTTGAACGGTCGGCTCAATGTAATTGCCGGGTCGCTCGATGAGGATGCGCCACTCAGACCATTTGCGCGCCTGTCCGTTGTCCTGCATCGCGGGGCGCACGTCGGGGAACGTGCATTTGAACTTCTCGTGGTAGAGCACGGTATCGCCGATGGACGAAATGAACTTGGTAGCGTCCTCGTCCTTGTGAGACGCGATCAGGATGCGCTCGTCGCGGTTCTTGCAAAATTGCCAGATGGCATATCCCACGGTGAACACGTTGGACTTGACGTGTCCGCGCGGGAGCAGCAGCATCTTCTTGCTGCCCGTCCACGTCTGCGCCCAATCGCACAGCGGCTTGTGCAGCGGCTCGTAGAGCACGGGGTTTTCCAGCACTTCGGAGACGAACACCCAAAACGATTCCAGCGCGCGCTCGCGCAGATCGGCGTAGTACATCGCGTCGTAGGCGGGCGGGTTCGTCTTGCGCAAGTCCGCGCGCACGGTCGGGTGCATCGTGCGGAACGCCTGCACGAGCGTAGGCCATTCGGCTTGCGGCGTGCTTCCGAGCGGCCCGTACAGGCCGGGTTTGCCAGCTTTCTTACGGGGCATTACATCCCCTCGCGCATTTTGGTACGTTAGGAGACGGCGGACATAGCGAAGTGCATCTACAAACCGGACACAAATACCAGATTGGCTCTGCGCTCATTTGCTCCCCCCATTCATCCCGGCGGCGGCTTTTACGGTGCTCACGATGTCGGCCCCCGGCGAATGCTGCCCGCCCTGCCCGAACTTAAGCGGTTCGCGGTTAGCGACCTTGCGCCCGATCTCTTTCAGTGGATCTTCTAGGCCGA